TCGCTTAATGAACAGTTGCTGTTTCCGTTTGCCTGAGCCGGAAACAACCCCACCACCTCGTCGCTGCCGGGGTTGGGTAGCTTGACAAACAATGCCCGCAGCTCTGGAGGCATTGCTTTGTACGTGGCCTCATCAATCCGCATAAGTCCTCCCGTGAATGTTGTAGTGGCATGGCCGGCATACAGTCATGCCGTTGTCGAGATCCCATAGAGCTGAGCAATCCCGCGCTTGATCTCGATTGGTGATGCCGTTGGTTCGCACAAGATCAGCCAATGGCGTGATGTGATGCGACTCCAGGTTTTCAACGCTGCCGCAGATCAGGCACTTACCGTCTCTTTGTCTGACAGCTTCCATCCACTTACGGTTTTCAGTGAGCCGGCGAATTGCTGCGTTAAGGCGGGATGCTCCACCTTTCCAGTGGTAGTGCTTATCACCTCGCGTTTTCTCACCTCGCGCCTTCACCTTGTCAGGATTTGCGGCGCACCATGCCCTGTGCGACTCGGATGCCTTGCGTTTCGATTCGTCGCGGTGAACGTATCCGGCGCGGTGGTTTGTGCCTGAAACACGGCCTAAGGCGAGCGCCTTTTGCTGAGCATCGGTAACCCCAGACCGGGCTTGAGCTATGCCGCGATGCGCCATGCAGGCGACGTGCCGCACCTTGGCCAGTTCGTAGGGCCGGCGATACAGAGGCTTGCCGCAAATGCAGCACTCGCAATTAGGCGTTCTCATTCATCCACTCCGCCAGTTTGGCAAGCTGCTGAGGCGTTATACTGTCCTTTAGTTTATATTCATCTTCGGGATAAGTCAAGATCAGGTTGGCGGGCCAGCGGCCAAGCTCATTCGGCACCAGTGCAGCGGTGGCTGTGCTGTCAGTGGCCCAGATCCCGCCACGTGGTGTTTCCCACTTCATGGCACCCGCCCCCTCCACCCTGCACCCATCCACATTCAGCGCCCCAGTCCCGTGCTCCAGCACGTTCGCGGCCACGGTGCCGGTCAGCGGTTTGCGGGCAACGGTGATCGGCTCCAGGGCGGGCTTTAGGGCGGTGCCCCAGCCGGCCCACTGCTGGGCTTCGAGGGTGGCGGGGGCGGTGATGTCTCCACCCTTCTGGCCCAGTCTTTCGCCCCCAAGCCCTCCCATGTCGGTTTTGTGCTGCCCCACTACCTCGCGCTCGGCCGCCTGAATTGACTCAAAAGGAAGCCCGAACGTGTCCCGGATCAGGTTGAACTGTTCAGGGGTTGGCATGTTGAACCCGAGTTCCCAATTTGCAACGCATCCGGTGAGATTGCCTGTTTTGCTTGGGAATAACGCTGCGACCTGTTTTTGATTGATGCCTTGTGCCTCTCGCCAGTTACGAAACCACGGGCCAAACCATGCGACGGACTGCCCCCCGTGCTTATCAATCGCCTTGCTCACATCCAGCGACTTCGGAAACCCCGACCCGTAGGCCCACGCGATCATGTCGCGGATCTCAAAGCCTGCGTCCTCAATCCGTACCGCCATCCGATGCTGCGTGCGCGTGCCAGCAAAGGCCAGCAGATGCCCGCCAGGCTTCAACACCCGCAGGCACTCGGCCCAGATCTCCACGCTGGGCACGTCGTAATCCCAGCGCTTGCCCATGAAGCTCAGCCCGTACGGCGGATCAGTCACCACGGCATCCACGCTGCAATCCGGCAACGTCTTCATCACTTCAAGGCAGTCGCCTAGCAAGAGTTCGCTCACGCCACCACCTCCCGAACTCTGGCCTTACCGCTGCGCAGGCTGCGGGCTGCCATCACATGCCGGGCCCAGCCGGCGGGGTTCTTCATGTTGCGGCGGCGGCCGATGGCGATGAGTTCGTCGAGGGTAGCGGCACTGCCCTGCTCCCGCTTGCGCTCACGGGCGGCCATGCTGGTCACGCAGTGTGCCGGTGTTGTTGCGGTACAGGCGCACCGGGCCGCGGCTGAGGGCAAGGCGGATGTGCTGCTGGATCTGTTGCTCTGACACGCTCTAGCTCAAGCACCCGCGCCAATGGTATGGCAGCCACCTGAGGCACCACGGCATTGCCTAGCGCCTTCAGACGGTCCACCCGACCGGAAAGCCCATCATCTCCTCGACGAAGGCAGGGTTCAGATACATAGCTTCGCCAGTCGGGATTGAGCGATTGACGCCCGGTTGGCCATCTTTGCCATTGTTGTGGCCCAATTCCGATCCCAGCGCCCAGACCAATTTTTCTCCCCTGGTCAGCCCGGTGCAAGGAGGGTAGTGGTACGTCCTGTCTACGTGGTCTGATGTCGATGGTGTGGGCAGCACTGGGTACTTTTTCGTCGGAAGTCCTATCTCCAAACAAACTCTCTCCATCACGCTGTCCCCGTGCGTGCGACTGGTACTGCCGGGTTCCTGAGCCCTTGGCGTAGGCAACGCACCACCACCGGTCCCGGCGATGGCAGGCGCCCAGATCAGACGCCTTGATGCACGCCCATTCCGCATCAAACCCTGCTTCGGCCAGCTCCCCGAGAACGGTGTCGAGCCCATTGGAAACAATGGCAGCGACGTTCTCCAAGACGACGTAGCGCGGTCCCACCATGCGAACGACTCGCATGAGTTCGTAAAAGAGACCAGACCGAGTGCCTTCCTTGATGCCGGCTTGCTTTCCTGCCGTGCTGATGTCCTGACAGGGGAATCCTCCGCAAACAACGTCAGCTGAACCCGGCTCGGGGTTGAAGGTTGTGATGTCGTCATAGATAGTAACATTAGGCCAATGCTTACCAAGAATTCGCTGGCAATACGGCTCGCGTTCAACAAACGCTACCGTTTCAAATCCACCAACAATATGCTCAGCGGCGTAACTAAAGCCGCCAATCCCGCTGAAGGTGTCAAGGAGACGGAGCGTCACAGCCCATGCCTCTTCGCCAGTCTGGCCTGGTACACCCGCTCAGCCCATCCTCGCTTATACCCGCGTTGCTGCGCTAGCTGGCGCAGATCCTCCAGCGACTGCGCGGTGCCTTGCTGGCGTTTGCGTTGGCGGGCTGCCATCTCTACCAACTCCCCCTCAACCTGCTCCAGCTCGCGTACCTCAGCGGCAAACGTATGCCCGCACTCGCCGCACACCCGCGCCTGGCTGGCCATTGCGGCGTAGCACTTCGGGCAGACCTTGACCGATGGCGCCTTCTCGCGGTCTTGTTTCTTGAGCCCCTCCAGCGTCCACTCGCGCGGCTCCAAGTGGTGCCCCAGCCGCAGGCAGTTGCCTACATGGTCGAGCACCACAGCCACCTTGCTGCCGGATGGCCGCAAGCACCGGCCGATCATCTGCAGATGCAGCCCCACGCTGGCCGTGGGGCGCAGCAGGATGCAGCCCCCGACGCTTGGCACGTCCACGCCTTCGCCAATCAATGCGCAGCTGGTGAGCACCTTGATGCGGCCAGTGCCAAGGTCGTTCAGCAGCTGGCGGCGCGTGGTGGCATCCATGCTGCCGTCGATGCTGGCGGCTGGGATGCCGGCCTGCAGGAACAGCGCAGCCACTGCCTCGGCATGGGCAACGCTGCAGCAGAACGCGATGGCGGTCTGGCCTGCCAGGTGCTGCCGGTAGTGGCTTACGCAGTCGCCATGAATCGCGCGCACCTGCTGCTCCGCATCGCGCTGATCGAAGTCACCCATTCGCTTGCGCAGTCCAGTGGCGCTGAATCCCGGCGGTGCCAGCACCCGGGCAGCCGCCAGGTAGCCGTTGTCGGTCAACCACTGCGCGCTCGGGCCTTCAACCATGGCCTGGTAATGCTCGCCAAGTCCGCGGCCATCACCGCGGATTGGCGTTGCCGTCACCCCAAGCAGCTTGGCGGTGTTGAAGTGCTCCACCACTGCCGCCCACGTTCCAGCTGTGGTGTGGTGGGCCTCGTCCACCACGATCAGCTGAAACATGTCCCGCGGCAGCAGGTGCAGCCGCCGCGCCACGGTTTGCACGCTGGCCACCTGCACCGCATGGCTCAGGTCCATGGCGCGATTGGCGGCGATGATGCCATGGTGCATCGGCAGGCTGCGGCTGGCCTGATCCAGCAGCTCCGCGCGATGCACCAGGATCAGCACACGGTTGCCTTTGCGGCTGGCGGCATCAGCGATGTAGGCAAAGCAGACGGTCTTGCCACCGCCAGTGGGCAGCACTGCCAGCACGCTGCGCTTGCCCAGCTGGTACTGCAAGCGGATGTCAGTCACCAGCTGCTGCTGGTAGGGGCGGAGGGTCATGGTAAAAAAGATTGAATCGCTATGGTGATGTAAACGCAGAAATGCGTGACAGTCTAAACAGCGATCTTTTAGCTAAGAGTTGATGTAGCCCTTCATTGAATGAAGCATGGCCACCATGGCGCGGCGATACCTTTGCCGGAATGCCAACCATTTGGCGTGCTGCGATGGGCTGAACTCATGCAGCTTTGTGCCATCCTTGCGTATGCCAAGATGCGCGATTGCGTGATTGCGGAAGCCGTGGTACATCAAATTGCTGCGAGCAACGCCGCCGCGAAAATGATTCGGCCTCATGCGCAGCAGTTCGTTCATCACAAACTTCACGCCGGGCTGGCGGCCTTCGTAAGTCCGTGGATTCCCTTGATAATCAACAAGCGCCGCCCATAAGCTAACGCCCTGCTTGAATGCCTCCTTGCTATGAAAAAAGTTATTCATGTCCTGCACGATGCTTGAAAGCGCCCCATGCCGCCGCCATGCACAATGCAGGCTCCCATGCCGACCGCGGGTGATATAGTCATAAACGCATGGGCAAGTCTTTGCCATGTAGTCGATCCTGGCCATGTTCAGGGTGTCATTCATGTCAGTAATCTGCTCATGCGCCCACAAGATGCGCGGCGGATAATCGTTGCGTGGGTTGAAATACTGCAAGTCAGTAATGCCACGGCGCATGGCAATCCTTGCAATAGTCTCGGCGTCAACCTCGTCGGACTTGCTATCCATTTTCAGGATGCGTCGCCATTTCGGCGTTAATCCGTGAAACCAAAGCCGAATGCTGACTTTAAGATCATTGGCGCGCGATTGAATCTGAGTCAGTTCATCGAATGTGTAAACCTGCGCAAGGCTTTTCTTCCTTGGCTGCATGTGAGCATTCTCGACGATGATGACGTCGCCGGGCTGCGTGAACGCAAGCGCGGCGAATTGGTCTGGACGCAATCGAATTGATTTACCATTGCGCCATGCGTGAAAGTATCCGCCGCCATAGTCACATCCCCAGATGGGCGGACCGCTGCAGTTTGCAGGAGGCGGCAAAGCCGCTGGCGGCGGCTCGTCGATGAATAGAAGTTGCTGCATGTTGTGAGGGTGCTGCGGAATGAACGCCTAAACCGCCTAAGGGGCGATGCGTGGGTGAACTCCGCGTTGCTTGCTGACCGTAGCAGCGGCGGCTACAGTCCGCAAGCCCCCACCGCGAGCTGATGCGTCTTGCCCATCCCACACCCGTGCGCCTGACGCCTGAGCTGTTGCGGCGACTGGATGCCTGGCGTGGTGATGCCATGTCGCGGGCAACGGCGATCCGCGTGCTACTGGAGCGGGCGCTTAAGCAATGACCATCCAAGACCTCACGCGCGGCAGGTGGCCAGACCTGCTGGCGGCGCTGGGCGGACTCACCAGTGACCAGCTCACCGACAAGCACCAGCCCTGTCCCTGCTGCGGCGGCAGTGATCGCTACCGCTTCGACGACAAGGACGGCACCGGCTCCTGGTTCTGCAACCAGTGCGGCGGCAAGGATGGCGCTGGCGGCGGAGGCAATGGGATGGACCTGCTCACGCGCATCACCGGCTGGCCGTATGCCGAAGCGTGCCAGCGCATTGAGCAGCATCTATCGGTAGTGCCGGATCCACCGACTGCCGGTGCTGAGCAGGTCTGGCATTACAGCGGCACCTTCATCGTCTGCCGGTTCCCTGGCAAGAAGATCAGGCCACTCTGGTACGACGGCACCGGCTGGCGATGGAAAGCACCGCCAGCGCCAAGGCCGCTGTACTGGGCGCGGCGGGCCGCTGACGCGCCGGTGCTCATCGTTGAAGGTGAGAAGACCGCCGATGCTGCTGCGCGCCTGTTCCCATCGGCTGCGGTCGCCACCTGGCCATCAGGTTGCAAAGCGATCGACAAGGCCGACTGGTCATCGCTAGCCGGACGGCGCTGCACCCTATGGCCTGATGCTGATGATGTCGGCCGCCAGGCGATGGTCAAGCTGGCAGGGCGCCTGCTGTCGATCGGTGTCGCGCAGGTGCGGATCGTCGCCACGCCAGATGGCGTTGCCGATGGCTGGGATCTTGCCGATGCCACATGGACGCCAGCCGAAGCTGCCGCCTACCTCAAGGCCCACCGC